CCTATCATTTCCATTTGCATAGAGACCAACTTCCTGTTGATCTCTTCTCTTTGTTTTTCTGATCCTGCCATAATATTATTGTATGCCATTAAAATAAATTTAGTTGATTAGCGATAATTACTGGTCTTCTCTTACCATTATAACTAATCTTGTTAATAATTCTTTCTGCTCTCTCTATATAATAAGAATGATTAATATTATCTAGAGGATGATCTTTTGTTAGATGATTACATACAGTCATCACCCATTCACCTGCTTCCACTTGTGATATTGGTGCAGCGTTGGATAGACATTCTGGGTTCTTCACCTTTAAGAGCTTTTCTCCTGTATTAGAGATATAAAACCTAATAAGTTTATTGTAGACAGTCGTCTTACCATTAGCTTTTCCTTCAAAGTGGAAATCTTTGTTAGCTCTTTGACGCATTGCAAAGTCATATATATTTCCATGCTTAATAATAGTTTCGGCCACAGGAGTATCATTAATGAAATATTGCTCGAGCGCAATAGGAATAACCCTACCAGACTTATTCTTATGAAGCTCAAAATCAGTAAGAAAATCACCCTTCTTTTTGACTTCTCCGTTTGTTTTAACTGCGAGGTAATCGTTGACAGTTGAAAAGATAATTCTACTGTAATCGGTTCGTTCAAGCTCATATTCTGTTAAGTTTTGCCACCATGTATTAATTTCATTCATCTTATCTAGATGAGTTTTCTTGATTCTAACTGTTACACCGTCAGTGTTAGCTGATATAACATGTATGCCTGCTAGTTCATACGCTTCAATAAGCATAAGCAAGCTAAGCTCTCCAGTAATAGTAGTGAACATAGTAAGTTGTCTGTCGTAGATCCAGTTGAGCATATCAGAAGATTTACCATATACAGAATTGACAGCAAGCTTAAGAGCCCCAACAATGCCTGCAATGCGTTTATCCTTCTTAGCTTGGGGCTTAAGTTCCAAACGCCTTTCAAACATGCGTTTATAACCATTAAGAAACTCCTTACCAAGATGTGCAGGATGTTTACGGTTATTGATAATAATAGCAGGATAGTAACTAGAAACATCCCAATCAATAATTTCATATTCTGTATCAGCCTCAAATACTTCAGGCTTGTTCTCCGTGTGTAACCCTCCCTTAGCAAACGTATAAATGTTGTCATAAAATTTTATACTTTCTTTAAAATCATCATTAATTTCCAATACTAATGCTTTCATTCTTTTGAGAAATCCTTGTAATAGTGGTTCTGTAAATTTCACATAATCACCTATACAATTTTTCACTTTAATCTGCTTACGAAAGAATCCTTTCTTAGGTAGATTTTCATACGATATATTCTTTTCTTCACAATAATACTTCTTAATCATCTCATCACCAATCTTACTATCAGAATAGTTAAGACAAGGAATATTAAATTCCTTCTGGATATCAAGTCTCAATTGTATTTGATTGTTATCCTTGTATAGAGGATGACTACAATCACCTGTAGTCACCTTGTAAAATTCATATGTTGCAAACACATCATTACGACAATATTCTCTAGTGAGCTCTATTTCTTCTTGAGTCATGTTGGTTTTAGTGTGATGTATTGGCATCTCCTCGATGTTCTCCAAATCCATCTCAAACTCAAGTCTCTTTAGACTCACCATCCTATTCTTATTGTCATAATGATTCACCTTAAACAGGTCTATCTGCTTCATACTCAAATCACTTTCTCTATATTCAGGAAATACATCATAATTAGCATCATGAATAACATCTTGAGCTTTCTGTGCTATTAGTGCACATATCTCTAAATTACTCTTCTCATGCCAATTGTCACAGTTTCTAAGAATCCACTCAACCACTTGACTGTCAAAGCGCAGGTTATTATATCCCACCCAATAATAATCCTGATGTCTTTCTATTATTGTAGATAGATGATCAATATTATTATGCCACTTGCTGACAATTATTTCTGTGTGAGTATCTGTGCTTGGATTATAGATGTCTATCAAGAATAACTCTTGCATAGTTTCTATATCATAGATTAATACTTTCATTTCTGATTTATTATCTCTGTCATTAAATCTTCTATATTTAATCCAAATAAACATGAATGTTTATCTCCATTCCAATAATCAAGATAACTCTCTCTTGGAATAGCCCACCATAATTCTTCATGATGATTGTAGTGAAATACGTAGTTATATACTTCCATTTTCTTTTTGTTTTATTTTAAGTATGCTAAAAATGACCAAAATTTTCTATTCTTTAAATATTCTAGATTATGTTCATTAGCATAAGCTTCTTGCTCAAAACAAATCCTTCTATAAGCTGCATCTGTATTACCTATTAAAATTGCTCTAATACAGAATTCAGTAAAATACCAAATGTAAAAAGGTATGCACAAAAGTTCTGCTTGTTGTTTCAAATGGATAGATTCATGATTAATTGTTTTATCTAACGTTTCTTTAGATATTCTATCAACATATGATTTTTTAAGAAGTATAAAAGGGAAAATAGTCATTCCAACTACTCCATTACCAAAAATCCAGAAATTTCCAATTTTAATTTTAGTCATTTTTTTGTTGTTTTACCAATTACCCATATTGCTACTCTCATTATTCTAATAACAATGTTATAAACAAAGTCTTCTAACCATATAATAGTTTTGCTTCTTTGATATGGTTTCATGGTTGTGAATTTAAGGATATCCATCCTGTTAAAATGTATTTAGTCTTAGTATGACTAACTTGTCCACGATGTGTGTGAGTCCAATCAGCAGGAAAGAATAATAACTTACCTTGTTCTGCTGGTTCTGTATGTTTTTGAAACATAAACTCTGTACCACCGTCTTCAACATCATTTAAATAGACCATCCATACAAATAGTCTAATTTTTTCTTCTGTTGATTCATAATGCCAAGCTTTAAAGCCTTGGTCTGGTAGATATCTTTGGATGTTATATCCATCAACCTCTACCAATGTATTTAAGAATATAGGAAACTTATCCATATATCTATACATCTCATCAACCATCTTATCTACAACATCAGTGAGCCTATCACCATACAATCTATCAACTATACTTTTAGTGTCATGATATACATAAAAATCTGATGAGTGTTTAACATCGTGGTTTATTCCTCCACCAATATATCCATCAATTGCATATTTATCATTAGCCTCAAATATGTTAATAATCTCCTCACATTCTTGTTTAGTGAGGAGATCTTTTCTGTGTATGAAATCTACTAGTTCCATTGTTCTAATGCTGTCCTAGTCTTATTAGTTTTAAGCTCACGTAAATTGTATTTTTCAAGATATTGTTTCTTGCTACGCATATGCTCAATACGTAATTCATCATCAACAGACCTAAATACGTTAATGATACCTTTAATCACCTGTGGTGATTCTATTTCTGGTGCTTTCTTGTTCATAGTTTGATTAATTATAGCAGACACCATTATGATGCCTGCTAAGGTTAAAACATAAAATATTGGATGTGCTTTAGTTATCGTCTTCATCATAACCATCTTTATACATGTCAATACCTTCCATTAGTTCTTCATATGTCACCCAATCAGGTACTTCTGTACCTTTAGGAACAGGTTTATCATTAAGGGTTATTAATTTAACCTCTTCGATCTCTGTTTCCTCATAAGGTGGATTGTAATAATCACCTGGATCATATGAATGTATCCAATTTACTTTAACTTCACACCACTCATCATCTATTGTTGGATGGTAGCATGTTACGTATGAATGTCCTGATATCTGTGTCATAGTAATGATAAACATATTAAAAATACAATAATACATAAAACTGACCAAAATGTAATATGAGCTGACAAATCATGTGATGATTGTTTCTTTCCTTGATCTCTCATTCTCCTGATATTAATCTACCGTGTGCAGTATACTTATTATTTGGATTTCTATCATCCATCCAGATGTCTTCTTGTCTAGCAACACCAAATGGGTTATAGTTTATGTATTTATTAGCTCTTAGTTCAGACTTACCTTCTATTCTAATAGTAGTTACATATACATATATGAATAGCAAAAATACTATACCCATTAGTATTAGAGTTAGGTACATTGACCAAAGCTCTAACTTTTTTTGTAGTTCTAATGATATCATTATTTAGTTGATTTTAGCAAAACAACACATTGGTGTTGTGTCATAATACTCTGTGAATAAATACTTGCCTTTGTTAGTGACAAGCTCAGTGTGTTTAATAGGAGCATCTAT